GTGGCGTGAAATTGATTTAACATTAAAGTTCCAGTAATGGCTCCACCGCCACCTCCGCCGCCACCACCAGTAAGCGCTACGTAGTCAGAACCTCCCCCTCCGCCGCCACCGCCACTAAGCATAATATATGCCATACGGGGTCCACCTAAATCAACGTTTCCGCTAGATGTAATAACTCTTTGTAAAGTATAACCGCCACCTTGGCTAGGAAAAATACTGATACCCATTTAGACTATCTCCACTCCGCTAATATGAAAGTTAACACCTGTAGTTGATGCAGAACCAGTAATAGTCTGCGATGCGGTAATTACCTGCTTCAGGTCCACAAATGTAGTTCCATTGGCAGGAATTTGTACGCTTGATAATACTGCCACTGCATTAAGATTTACTGTTGCAGTTGCTGCGCTTGCAGTTGTATTAGCAATAGCAATATTAGTTACTACTGCAGTACTGCCTGCGGGGGTTGTGTATAGGGTTGTGTTGGTTGTTGCTGCTGCTGTTCTAGCCAGCACCTTTGATATTACAGCCATTAGTTACTGTACCTTTCTTTAGAGGAGTGCTCCCATTATTACTTGTTGTTCTACTTCTTCTAGTTCAGCAGTAGTTACTCCAGCAGTTACTGTGCCCCACGAAGTTGTAGTTCCATTGGTTGTTAGATATTTTCCTGATTGTCCTGTTTGACTTGGGATTGGGTCTGGCACCGCAGTCCAAGTAACTCCAAGGGCTGCAGTAGATGATGCCTGCAAGAAGTAGCCATCTGTACCCACTGCTAACTTGCCAGGGGTGTCTGCGCTGCTTGCCACAATCAAATCACCCTTGGCATCTAGGATGGTGTTAGGGATTGCTGTAGCAATATCAAACGCTGTAAAGGTAATAATCTCTAGTACATCAGATGCTGATAGCGCAGGGCTTAGTCCTGTAATGCTTGTGCCATTAGTTGCTGTGTAGTCCTGTGAGCGTACTAGCAATACACCGTTGAGGTATACCTGCTCTTTACCAGGAAGGTATGACAGCGTTACGCCATTGTCATCTGGACCTGACTCAGAAGTTTCTCCGCCTGCTGCTGTGTAGCGATAACGGAAGATTTCTGCAGTTGAGGAAATGCCTCCCCAAGAACTGCCCTTCCAAACATACATAGCGTTATCTACTGTGTTCCAGTAGAGGGCACCTGTAATAAGTGGGTTGCCGTCATTGTCCACTGTTGGTGGAGTTGACTTGGCACCAAGGTATCTGTCATCAAATTCATCGTATGAGGCAGCAGCACTGCTTGCAGATGTGGCAGCAGATGCAGCGCTTGTCGCTGCAGCAGATGCGGATGCAGCAGCAGCCGATGTTGCAGCAGCAGCAGATGCTGCGGATGTGGCTGCAGAGTTAGCACTGGTTAGCGCGTTAGCCTCAGAAGTGGCAGCAGCAGTTGCAGAGTTGGCTGCACTTGTTGCCGAAGTTGCAGCATTAGCCTCTGAAGTTGCGGCAGCAGCAGCACTTGCTGCAGCAGCAGAAGTAGCGGCAGCAGCACTCGCTGCGCTCGTGGCTGCAGCAGTAGCGCTTGCAGCAGCACTGGTTGCGCTTGTAGCAGCAGCAGTGGCTGAGGCAGCAGCCGAAGTAGCAGAGGTAGCAGCAGCAGTCTGAGAAGCAGCAGCAGCGTTAGCAGAGTTGTGAGCATCTGTTGAAGATGATGCAGCAGCCGTAGCAGAAGCAGCAGCGCTAGTAGCAGATGTTGCTGCAGCCGTGGCTGAGTTTGCTGCCGATGTAGCACTGGTTGCTGCAGCAGTTGCTGAAGCCGATGCTGCGCTGGCAGAGCCAGATGCTGCAGAGGCGCTCGCTGCAGCGCTTGTAGCGCTGGTAGCAGCAGCCGTTGCACTGGCTGCAGCAGAGGCAGCAGAGGTTGCTGCTGCGGTTGCTGAACCAAGGATGGCATCTACATAATTCTTAGGTGTTGCAGATGAATCAACCATACCTGCGCTGGATAGACCAGTGATGACTGGTGAGCCAGAGATGGTTGGGCTTACGAAGGTAGCACCAGAGGCAGTGAAAGAACCTGTCAGTGTGCTTGACACAATCGTAGAAGCAGTAACCGTTGAACTTGTTACAGTGGCTGATGTAAAGGTACCGCCAGTAAATGTTGCGCTGGTTGCAGTAAATGCGCCAGTAACTGTACCGCTTGAGTAAACCTTATTAGTAAGGGTCTGAGCCTTGGTTGTACCAACAACTGCTCCATCGCCTACAGCAATACCATGAACATGTGTCTGATTGGCAGCAACAAGAATAGCCTCATCAAGGTCCCATCCACGGGCTGCGATGTGGTTCTGTGACTCACGGAAGTCACGACCTGATACACCATGACGAACAACAGCACCTGCAGAGTGGGCTACACCCTGAGTGCCATCAACACCACGAGTCACAACAAGTGTTGTGCTTGAGCCTGATGTTACGGTTAAGACTTCTTCCTTAGAAGTGTCTGGGTCAATGATGAGCGTATATGGATACGAAGTTGGAAACCCGCTTACAGATTCAACGATGAAGGAACTGTTAGATGAACCCTGTGCCTGTGCGGGGATAGATGATTGAAGCGAGGTTTCTACTGCTATTGAGGAGAAGTACCGCGCTGGTGAGCCTGGGTCGCCTGCTGCCATTTTCTACCTTATCTCTGATAGTGCGAACGGATTGGATGTTGACGGCGTTGGTTATTCGCCACTTCGTTTAAACGCTGTTGATAAATGTTGTACAAGAATCGTGATGCGTTCTGACCAGAACCATTTGGTCGCACGCCATCTAAGATGTCTGCAGCAGCAGACTGAGGACCAAGGCGTGAAGGGTCCAAAAACGAAATCATGCGGAAGGCTGCGCCGTAGATGACGACATCTTCCGAGTATGAAGGCAAGCCTGTAACTGTGGCATATTCTTGATTGTCGCTAGTAAGTAGCGTTGGTCGCTTGCTGTAGGAAACATGTACTGTTTGCCCAGGAACAATCTCTGAATAAATAGATAGGCTCTTTGTAGTAGAGAAAGCATCTGAATCTGCAACTCTATCTAGTTGCCATGCACGAGCAGGGAACCACTCCTTGGATGGACCAATAGTAGAGTAGGTTACTGACAAAACATTCTGCACTTCTGCTGGAATCTGGTAAGAGTATTGCGCTGCCACATAATCAAAGTCGTAGGTACCTAGGGCAAATACACTTGGGTACATAGAATCAATAGTGTTGTTGATAGCGTTCTTAATCTCTTGGCGTGGGAACAATGGAGCCATGGTTACCTTAGCGTTCTGGCTATGAGCAGCAGCCTGTGTTCCACGCTGCGCTCTACCCCATGGGGCTAAGATAAGTTGATTAGCAACATTGTCTGTTGAGTTAACGAATACAATTTCGTCATCAATCTGTACATAACCACGACCAATAACTGAGGCATCGTAAACAGTAACCGTTGTTGCAGTGCTGGTTGCGTTACTTACAAGCCAGGTTGCAGCCTCTGTATTCTCTGTGTAGCCATGTAGCACAGCCTCAACACGGTCTGCTAGTTGAGCAAATGTACTCATAGGTTAATGCTCCTTAGCGCTACTACGGCTGATAGCCCAGAGGTACCAGCAAGTTCATTGCAGATGGCGTTTAAACCTTTGTAGTCGTTTGGCTGGCGAGTAGAACTAGCCTTGTAATTCAGGGCAGCAATAAGTCCTTTGCCAGTAGTTCCAGCCCATGCGTTTGCAGCACCCTGTGGTGCTTCATAAGCCGTATAAACGGGGTATGTACCGCCATTGGCTAGACGGTTAAGTTCACCCGTAAGGGTACTTCCTGCTACTCCTGTTGCCATTAGTTGCCTTTCTTCTTAGCCTTGCGAGCCACTGCTGCGTTATCTACTAGGTTCGGATACTTCCGACCCGCAGCCTTTGCACGAGCCTTGGCTGCAGCCTTCTGTGCAGAAGTCAGTTTTGTAGATGTACGCTTTGGATTCTTCTTGTCCCAAAATGCTTTACCTTTCACCATTTCACCTTATTCGCCCAATACGCCGCACTCATCTTGCCTTTGGCAATGTTCTTTGCATGGCGTGCTTTAAATGATGCTTGGCGCTTCGTAGGTTGTCTATCACCTGTAACGCCCTGCTGACCAAAACGAATGGTCTTGACTTGGCTGCCTTCTTTGGCAACCACAACATGTGACTTAGTTGGGTGGCTTGGCGTGCGCTTTGGTTTGTTAAAACCAGCAACGCCAGCCCGCGCTAGGCGCGGGTCGCGCTTACTTCTTTTTTCCGCCACGCTTTGCAGCCTTCTTCTTAGCCATTCCTGCTTCGCTCATTGCGATAGCAACGGCTTGCTTCTTAGACTTAACAACGGGTCCACCCTTACCTGAGTGAAGGGTTCCACGCTTGTATTCGCCCATGACCTTTTCAACTTTTTTTGCTGCTGCTTTTTTCTTCATTAGTCGTAATCCTCCATGTCGTTTTCTTCCATCTTAGACATAGGGGTTTCGCCAATACGAATGATTGGCTTGTTGTAAATTGCTACATTAGGAGCCTTTGGCAGTTCTGTAGGGGTTCTTCCGCCAACACCGTAAGGTGTAACAGTTCCGAAGCAGTTGCACTCAACGCACATTATTCTTCCTCATCTTCTTCAATGTCCTCATATTCTTCAATGTTGGGTGAGGGCGTTCCCCATAGCGGCTCTGGGATAATTGGATTACTCATCGTCATCATCCTCCAGCAATCGCTTAATCTCATCCTCAGTTGGTGAGCCATACGACACCCAACTTG